GCGAATATATCCAGCAACCGTGACAGCCTGATCGAATCCGCTGATGAATACCAGCGCGAACGCTGGGAGGCATTGCAACAGCTACGTGGTGAACCGCGTACCCTGACAGGGGCATTGTAAGCATGAAAAAAATGCAAATGCTCCACGAATATCTCCTAGCGACAGGGCTGGTGGATGCCAGTCAGCTCAACGTCATGGTGACGGAAGGCACTGTGGTTTTCCATGCCGTCGGCTCTCCTGACGACGATGTGGCTTTTATTCGCCGCTATACCGTGCAACTGTCCATCAGTGCATGGGGTGGCAACCCTGACAAGCTGGATGCTGCTATCGTTTGGTGGTTGTCGCTGTATCAAACCGAATTGGCATGTGATGGCAATGGCTACGGCTTTGAAGCGGAAATCCTCAACAGCGAAACCGTTAACCTGTACGCGCTGATCAATCTCGAAGAACGCATCATCTATGACAGAGCTACCGATACGATGCGCAACTGTGTTGGGGCTGTCTTGCTAGATGATACGTCCATGCCTGCTATGCCGCTGTTTATTGCGGATGCCATGACGGGGGATGAATGGGAGGTAGGCAACGATGGCTAATACCACCACGCTGGATTCAGAACTCTCCATGCTGCTGTACCACCTCACGCCCGCATCATTGCGCTGTGTCATGGGCAAGGTTGCGTGTTACCTGCGCCAGCAGAATGCCGACCGCATTACCCGCCAAACCAATGCCGATGGCAGCGTTTACGCCCCGCGCAAATCCGGCGCACGTAAACCCATGCTAGTGGGCTATGCCCGCCGTATCCGCGAACGGGTGGAAGGTGATCAAGCGGTGGTGGGTGTGTTTGGGCGTATGGGCAACTTCGGCAACGTCCACGATAAGGGGTATATCGAACGCCGGGTGAAATACCCCGCGCGGAATATCCTCGCACTGCCTGCTGCTGACAAAACCGTGATCATGCAGATGATTCGCCAGCACATCGGCGGTGCAGCATGAACCACGTTTACACCCTCGCGGAAATCAGTCGCATGGTACACAACATGCTCCAAATCACTACGATCACCAGCGTTGACCACACAAACCGCCGGGTTCGGGTACGCATCGGCGGCGACGAATCGGCGGAACTGCAATGGCCTGCCGACATCGGGCGCAACTGGGTACGCTGGAAGCCGTTGCGCGAAGGTCAGCAAGTCGTGATTGCTTGCCCCTCTGGCGACCCTGCGCAAGCGGTCATCATTGGCGACTTATACAGCCAGTCGATTGATACACCCGAAACGTCCGAAGAGCTGGACGTTATCGAGTTTGAAAACGGTAACAGAATTCAACACAACGTTACCACGGGTGAGATTACCGTCATAGCCAGTGGCAACGTTGTAGTGAACGGCGACGTGATAGCCGATGGCATCAGCCTGAAAAATCACGATCACGTAAAGAAAGTGGGCAAACCCACTTAACTCTCTCAATTCAAGGACATGACAATGCCAAACATTACCGCTATCCCTGCTATCTCTGACGTATTCCGACAGTTAGCGTTCCAAATGGGTTTCGCGATTGACGCACGTTTCGACGCGCTCGATCTCGCTACCAAATCCGACGTTGATACAAAAATTGCTGCACTGGCAGGTCAAGACGCGGCGTTTACGTCTATCCTCAACAACTTGTTGAAGATCAGTGACGCACAACCCGGCACGCCAGAGTGGGACGAAGGTCAAAACCTCTACACCCTGCTGACTAACAACTACATTGCGTTGGCTGACCAGATTGCTACCAACACCGCCAGCATTGCCACGCTGAATACGTGGAAAGATGGCTTCGTTGCGTCATACAACACCGCGATTGCTGCGATCAATACCCGCATTGATGGCGAAATCACGGCACGCCAAGCGGCTGTTGCTGACCTGCAAACCAAAATCGACGCGGCAAACGCAGCGCTTGCACAATCCAATACCGCACGCCTTGACCTGCAAGCGCAACTGAAAGCGACGGATGACTCGCAAACGGCTGACATCGAGTTTCTGAAATCGCGTATCACCACTGCCGAAGGCAACTTTGCTACAGCCCGCACTGACCTGAACGCGCTCCAATCTGCGATGGACTTGCGCGTGCAAGACATCACTGCTCTGCAAGCCAAGCGTGATGAGTTTGAAACGCGCATCACTACGCTGGAAAGCAAGTTCGTAGGTCTGAATGCTGATTCTGCTTTCGCAGAATTCAAAGCAGGCTTAAACGGTTTGGCATCGCCGTCTGGCGTTGCAGCACCTGTGCTGTAAGTAGGTATCCACATGGCTAACGATGCACTCACACAATTTGGCTATCAAGTGGGTGTTTCCACAGATGAGGCTATCAAGTCCGCTGTTGCGCCGTTGTCGGCCCGTGTGGATGCTATCGTGCGCCAGAATGCGGCGCTGGATGCGGTTATTGCCGCGTCCAGTCGCGTCGTTTCCGCCGTGCCGACTACCTCACGCCTAGTCAGCACCGCCGAACCGACGGATTTACGCAACTTGTGTGGGATGGATTGCAACACTGGCAAGCTGTTGCGCGGGCTGGATTACTTGCGCCAACGGCTTGCTGATGCACTCACTACCCCACGAGGAAGCCAGTGCCTGCTACGCTCACGCGGTAGCAACTTGCACGAGCTGGTGGATAGCCCCATGAATCAAACCGGGCTGGTGGGCTGGATTGCCGAAATTGCCGAAGCCATCAGCCACCCACTCGCAGGCTTGCCCGATTTTGAGCTGATGCGCGTCAAGCTGGCCTCTGCCAGCGTTGCCGGAACACTGGGAATTGAACTCACTGGCGAATGGCTGGGTAATCCCGTGGCGGTGGCGTTATGAGTGGCATTATCGACCTGAGCCAACTACCTGCCCCCGCTTGCGTTACGCCCGTATCGTTTTCCGCCGAACTGGATACGTTGCTGAATCTGTACGTAGCAGGAATGCGTGATCAGCTCAATGATGACACCTTCCCTGCCCCGCTGGTCTCTGACCCCGCTTACCAAATTCTTTCCACGGTGGCTTATCGGTTGGGCTTGCAACGTCAGCAAATCAATGAAGCGTGCGAAGCCACGATGTTAGCGTATGCGGTTGGCAGTGACCTTGACCAGATTGGCGCTACCTTCGCCGTGCCGCGATTGGTTGTTACCGCAGCGGATACCAGTGTCACCCAAAATATTCCCGCATTGCTGGAAAGCGACGCACGGTTTCGCCAGCGTATCCAGATTGCACTAGAAGCGTGGACAACAGCCGGAAGTCGGGGCAGTTACGAATACCACACCCTCACCGCCTCCCCGCTGGTGCTGGATGTGTACATCGACAGACCGGAATTTGTAGCCGTTGCCACGCTTGACCCTACCGTTATCCAGCTTGAAACCGTCTACGATGCGCGGTTGCCATCCCCTATCCCCGGCGATGTGGCGGTAACGGTACTGCTGGAGCAAGGGGCGGATGTGGCGCACGTCAAAGCATTGGTAAACGCTGCGTTGGATACTGAAACCGTTATCCCCTTGACGGATAACGTCCACCTGCTCGACGCGGAAATTTTAGAATATACCGTGGATGCGGTGCTTTACTGCTATCCGGGGCCAAGTGCCGAACCGATTTTGACCGCCGCCCGTGCCGCGTTGGAAACCTACACCCAGACCCATTATCGGTTGGGGCATGACATCGCAGAATCAGGCTTGCACGCAGCAGCGCATCAAGCGGGTGTGCAGCGGGTGGCGTTATCGGTAACGGGCAATATCGTGGTGCAGCCGTGGCAAGCCGCAAAATGCACGTCCATCACCGTAACACTGGGAGGGCGCGATGTTTAGTCACTTGTTACACCATCACACCAAACTCGAAAAGCAACTGGAGCGAAGCGGCGGCGAACCCATTGAAGCCTTGCCGATTCCGGTGCGTGAGTTACATGACCCGGCTGCCTGCCCAGCTCATCTGTTGCCGTGGCTAGCGTGGGAGCGCTCGGTTGATTATTGGCGGGATGACTGGAGCGAACAGGTCAAGCGGGATGTGATTGCCGCCTCGGTAGCCGTACATCGCAAAAAAGGTACTGCGTTTGCGATTCGGGCGGCACTGGGATCTATCTGTGCAAATCCAGACATCACTCGTCAACGTGTACCACATACGTTCAGTGTCACGCTAGATTCTCACCGAAACGCCGCGATGTGGGCATTAGATGCAACTGATTTAGCCGCGATCATCGCTGATGTAAAACCCGCGCGGTGTGGCTATACGTTAGCCTACAAACAACATGCCACTACGGGGGTTGGCATTGCATCGAGCGGACAGGTTACGACGCACCAGCGTACTGATGCAAAACACCTGCGCACTGCCATTCGCGCCACTACCTCGGCTGGGGTTGGCATTGCATCGAGCGGACAGGTTACGACGCACCAGCGTACTGATGCAAAACACCTGCGCACTGCCATTCGCGCCACCACCTCGGCTGGGGTTGGCATTGCATCGAGTCAGCATATCACCACCCATTTACGCTTAGAGGTATCTCTGTGAGCCTAGACATTACTCCCTACCCGACCGCGAGCGGCATGGCGCGTGCCATCGCTGCCACTGCTGGCGGGGTAGCTTTACAAGTCAAATACATCGCAGTCGGTTGCGGTTTACAGCCAATCGTGCTGGATGCAGCCGGACGTGCTGTAACGGATACACTAAAAACGCCCGTAGGTTTCGTTGAAGTCATTCATGCCGAGCAGGTAAACCCATATCAATGGCAACTTGCTGTTGATTTAGTTGGTATTCGTGAAGCCGAATGGATTTTTTCAGAGTTTGCATTATGTGACGCTGATAAGAATGTCATCGCTATCTATGGCAGTGCCGTACAGGGATTGATGACGATCAGCCCTATTCTTGACAACGCGCTGCTGGCGGTCAATCTAGTATTGGGGACATTTCCCGCCAATAGCATCACGATTGAGCATCACAATATCCCGCTCTCCTTGTTTCAAGACGACTTGACAGCAGCTTACACGGGGCTTGCGGCTGATATGCTCAAAACTCGCCGCCGCGAACTTGAGCAGGACGGTGAGTTAACCAGCCTAGCTGAGAATCTGACTCAGGCTGATGTGCGGCTAACTCAAAAAGTAGAACAGAGCGCGAAAGCCAGCAGAGACTCCCAAACGACACAGCAAAAAGAACTGCTACGTTTGATGGCGTGGAAACAAGCGACTGATGCAATGTACATCCGCGCACGCGGTTGGTCTGGTCTTCTCGCGGTGCGTCAATACACGTACCACGGCGGCAAAGACAATCT